TTATGATATGAAGCAACCTTTTAAGCCGCCGCAGGTTTCGCGACCTTTGGGCGAACCTTCTTCTCCTTTGGGGGGGCGACTTCCGTGGAAGTCGCCCCGGCCTCCACTGGAGCCGGGGCGGGGGTCGCCTTGGGCTCCTTGGGAGGCTTCACATCCTTTGGGTCCTTGATGTAGTGGGGGTTGATGAACTTCTGGATGTTCAGAAAGGTCACCTGGATGCCCTCGGGGACAGCCAGCAGGTCCTGGAGAGTCTCATCCATGGAGATCTTCTGGCCAGCCTTCAGACCCTTGGCCTCCACATACTCGTTCACCTTGCGAGTCACCTGGGAGCGAGACATCAGGTCCTCGGGACCCAGGTTCAGGAAGGCCCGGAGCTTGTCGGACAGCTTCAGGGGCTTGTTGAACCCATTGTTGGCCGCACGAGCCTTGGCCTTCTCGCCCTGAGGATCCTCCATGTGCTGACGAATCTTGCGCATATCCTTGCGGAGCGCCTTAATCTCCTTCAGAAGATCGTTGATAGAAGTCTGGTCCATTGTACTATACACGGGACGGGTGCCTTTAAGCCAGGAATGATGCTATCAGAATTAGAATTAACAATAATCCTGGAAATATGAATACCTCCCAGACGGGCATAGTCACGGTCTCTATGATTGGCACGGGGACGAATGGAGCAGTTCCAGGAATAACACTGGGTTCATCTGACTGAGGTAAATTTATATTAAAATTTGGTGGTAAATTTTCAGAATATTGATATGGGTCAATATGAAACCGTACACCAGCGACTGGTTTGTTGCAGAGACCCCCGCAGCACCCAGGATCACACGGATAAACGAGACCATTCTGTCTGTTCACATATCCGCATACTTTAGAATATGGGTCCATTTCATCAGCAAGACACATGCAATTTTTTAAAACGAATTCTCCCCTGCACGTAAAGGTCGCGCTCATCTAACTATAAAGAATATAATAATTATTGATATACAATGGAGTATGGAACACCGCAGAAGCTGCCAAACGGCCGTTATTTCCTAAAGATTAGCTCAGCCCGTCATCAGGTCAACGGGCTTGTTCTCCAGGATGGTCTGTCTTCCAAGTCAGTCACGTTCAAGGTGGATGACCCAAGTCTGTTTACAAAGATTGATGCTGAGATTATTGAAAAGGCCAAGGAGTCCAAGATTGAGTGGTTCAGGAAGGAGAATCTGAGCGATGAAATTATTTGCGCTGCATATCAGGAGAGCATCACGGACAGTACGCTCGATGCGACCCTGTTGACTGTCAAGGGTGAAATCAGGACGCTGGCGTTTGACACCCAGAAGACCCCGATCGAACTCCAGGCGGTCCAGGCTGGTACGAAATGTGATGTCGTCCTCGAGCTTTCAGGTCTGTGGTTTTTGAAAAAGTCATTCGGTCCCATCTGGCGCGTCATCCAGGTGCGCACCAGGACCGCGCCCAAAGTTCATCCGACCAGGGAATATCTATTCACCGACGAGCCAGCCGATGATGAGCAGGAGGCTGATGATCCGGCGGACTATCTTGACATGGATTAAATTATCCTATCTTAATATAAGATGAATCGCAAGCGTCTGGCAATAATTCTTCTGGCCGTAATAATTCTATTCCTCCTTTTCGGGGGTCGGCGTAGTGGATTTTCGGGTTCGGTTCCCCCAGCAAGCGTATCCGGTGCCCAGACCGTCATGTCCACAAACCCAGTGATGGCCCCGGCCATTGCAAACGCTGCACCTGTTCCTCAGGGGTCAGGAATGCCTGCCGCTATGGATGATGGCGTTTCCTCAGCAGCGTTGATTCCCCGTGAGGTTATCGGAACTGATGATTTTGGACAGTACGACCCGACCGCCATTCTGTCCGGTCAGGTGTACCTGGATCCCAGGAGCCAGATTGGCTACCCCGAGACTCTGGGCGGTGTCCTGCGCAACGCCAACCGCCAAGAGCGGTCTGAGCCCCTGAATCCCCGTGACCCAGTCAGCATCTTCAACCTCAGCACAATTCCCCCCGACATTATGCGTCCCAAGTTTGAGATTGACTTTGAGTACCAGTAGGGAAACTCTTCGAGTTTCCCGGGGCGTCAAAGACGCCAGAATAACCTCCTAAATAATAGAAATGGAGTTTAAAACCGCTACGACCGAGTGGATCGCCCTCAAGGCACAGCTCCTCGCAGCTCGCAAAGATCTCTCCACGTTGAATACACGTGAAAAGGAGCTTCGCAAGTTTGTGACCGCACACATGGCTCAGAATGAGATTGATACTGTCAAAATTCACGATACTATCAAGATTAACTTTAAAAAATCAAAAAAGAAGGGATCTCTGACTAAGGATGTCATCAAGGCGGGCCTTCGGTCATTCTTTGGTGGAAACGAGGCCCAAGTCGAGGGTGCATTCCAGGCTATTTTGGACTCGGCTCCAACAAAGGAGACGGGTGGCGTCACAGTGACTGGTCTAAAGCTATAGACTGTTTATTACGAAACACAATGGGTATCAATGACGAGTATTCTCGCGATGCCTACAACTATGATTTGGCATATGATTCGGACGAAGGATCCGATACTCCCGAACCTCTCAGTATGGAAGATTGGCAAGATTGGTATTCGGAAGAACTTTTAGATGCGTGGATGCGTCTGAAACACTATCACGATTCGAACTATATACGGACGAGCGCAACATATCCGAAGTTTATTCAATTTGTAATTTTTTCAAGTAAAAATTCAATTTCTGATTGCCCAACTGCGACCGAGGAGACTCTATGGAATCTCATCTCAAATATTCCAGTCATTCAGGATAATGTTTTGGATGTTCAATTTTATGAATGGGTCAGACAAAATATAGATCACTATAGTAATGTTTGACATCACCGGACCAAAGGTTTTTGTCCCGGCTCTTCTTTTTGCTCTTCTGAGCCCCGGCCTTTTCACGAGCTTTCCACCAGGAAGGTCTCTTCTCGTACAGGCCGGGTTTCATGCAATTATATTTTCAATTTTAGATTATATAATTTTGAAATATGTCACCAAGGTGACAGTTACGAAAGCGGATCTCATTATGCCCATGGTTCTCTTTGTCCTGTTGACGCCCCATCTGATCTTTTCACTTCCGCACGACGGGGGACTTACCCCAGTCGCGGTCCATGCCACGCTATTTGCCATTCTATTCGCAGTGATACGCGGATTATTTCCAGAGTATTATTAATTTTAATTATTAAGAATGGTCAAGTACCTGGCCATAGGACCTGGGTCTATGGGTTTTTACGTATACTTGGGGACACTGGCTAGGATGAAAGACAGGGGACGTCTCAACAATCTCTCTGAAATATCAGGAGCATCAGCCGGAAGTCTTTTGAGCTGTATGGAGTGCTTATTGAAAGGAGATACCAAGAAAATACTCGAGAAAGCTGTGAGTATAAACGTCAAAGAGCTTATGAAACCTAATATAAAAAGTCTTTTAAAGAATTTTGGGATCGTCCCTTTGAAACCTTTAAAAAATGTTATTTCTGAGATTTGCTTGGCAGAGACTGGGAAGTCTGACATTACATTTAGGGAACTCTATGAGCACTTTCCGATAAAACTCTACGTGACATCTTACTGCGTCCAACTTCAAAAGACTATGTACTTCAATACGGATACGAACCAGGATATGAGCGTCATTGACACGGTCTGTGCGAGTATCGCCGTCCCATTTCTTTTTTCAAGTTTTAAAATGAAAGACGGTATGAATTACATAGACGGAGGATGCATGGAGACGACGCCGAGCGATCCATTTGTGGGCCGTGAAGAATGTCTGGCCCTTCAGATTGACTGGCACGTCATTTCACTTGATCTCAAGAATATCAAAAACTATGCAATTGCTTTACTTTTTGCAAACATGTCACTTCGGTATAACTATCCGTTACCGACTCATAAACTTTCTGTAGATGAGGACGTCTTTGATTTCGGTGCGTCAAGCGAGGCTAAGATTCGCATGTACATGGCTGGCTATGCCCAAGAATTTTCTGGATAGATTGTAC